TTGTCGTTCGGATAGCAGTTCGGGCACGCTCCTCGCCGGAACACAAGAACGTGATTCGGGGTAACCGGTCCGGCGATCCGAGTAGCTCCACGCCTCCGGCCGTCCGGTGCCTCGGGAGAAGAAAGGCCGGTTGAGAGAGAGAGGTCGCCTGCGTTCGCAAGCTGCTCCATCTCCTTGTCTGAGAATGATACGATCCCTTTCAGCACCCGCTCGCCGGCGATCGGGATATGGGTGCCGCTGACATTCCCCACCACGCGGTATTCCGGGGGGAGGGTGCCGTTCGTAACATCCTCGAACCGAGGGTGTTTTACAGGAGCCCCCGGTTCGATGTCCGCATAGATCACCGGCACGGTATTCCATAGGTTCACGGTCGGCGCGAAATACCGGGAATCGTAGAACACAGGATGGCCATGATCGTGGTAGACGTCGAGACGTTGGAGCGTGACGTCGCGGAGGTTCGCGAAAACGTTAGTGAGTTGATTATCTCCACGAGGCATAATTATGATTAGTAGTCATAACATATATAAAAAATCTCAGGGGTATTTGAGGGCATCTAAGGATTATTCTACCTCTGATTCGACATCCGCCTTGCCGTTCGCGCGTATTTGGATCTGTTTTTCGAGGTGCGATAGGAATCCGGTGACGCCCCGGGGTCCGTGGAATCTGGATTCAAGGCCATGTCGGGATATATACTTCCGGAGGTATGTTGCCAGCGCCGTTTCGTCATCCGGCTCAATCTCCCGCTTCATGCGGAGTTGATAGTTCCTGACCGTGTGCCTGGAGATCTCGGTTCCTTTGAACTCAGGGAGCTTGAGGATGTTTGACGGGAACGTGTCGAGATTATCTCGAATTGCCTGGATCTGCTTATCAGTGAGTGCTGGTGGTCGAGTCATGTATCTAATTCCTCCTCTGTTATGACGATCGCGTCGTTTTTCTCAACACGGGCTCCTTTCTCATCGACTTTGTAGTCTGCATCAACGAGGGTGCACCGGCAGTTCGGCTCACCGAGCCAGGGCGCCTTCTCGATCGGATAGATCTTGCCATCCCGGGCGGCGTGTTCTGGCCGGGTCTTGTCATCGCCGACCGCGATGTATTCGAGATGTCGGACGCCCGTCTCCCGATACGTGGCGACCCGGGCGTCGGTGCGGATCTTCTGCGCCTCGGTCCGGGCGGCGGTGACGGCGTTGTGAGCGGTGCCGTCGAAGTAGCCCCGGAGCTCGCGGGCGATCTGGTATGGGTGCATGCCGTCGCGCTGCCCCTCGCCGATGATGCGGAGGATCTCCTCCTGGTCGCGCGTGGCCATGTCGGCGAGCCACGGCTTGAACGTGCGGCGAGTGGTGACGGAGGCGCGACCGTCGCCGAGGTCTTTGACAATGCGCTCGATGATATCGGTCCCGCCCTTCGCGACCTGCGCCCGGTAGGCGGCGACCTGCTCCTTCGTGATGCCGGCGACGATCTGCCGGGTGAACTTGTCGGCGGTCCGGCGCCGGAGTTCGCCGAGCGTGGACTGCACGGCGACCGGGACGAGGGTCTCGGCCTCCTCGATGAGCGCGGCGGCGATCGCCTCCTGCCGGTCCGCGAGGACTTCCTCGATTAACTTTTGCTGCTCGTCGGTCGGCATCTACACCCCTTTCTGCAGGATGCGCTCGATCGCCCGGAGGCTCGCCTCGTTCGCGGCGAGGATCTTGCGCTCGGCCCGGGTGGCGCCCTCCTCCTCCTTGTCACTGAACCCGGCGAGGTTCTCAAAGAGTATGGCGGGCGCCGTTGCATAGGTCGCGTCGAGTTCCGCGCGGACCTCGTCGGTGAGTTCGCCGAGGTCGAGTTCGGAGAGGTTGCGCCGGATGTCGTCGCGGGTCAGGGCCTTGCCCTCGATGCCGACCCGGAGTTGTTCGACGATGACCGTGGACCGGTCGAGTTCCGGGCGCTTGAGCTGGATGCGGACGTTGAGGTCGTCGTAGCCGTTCGCCGTCAGGACCGGTTGCAGGAACGCTTCGTACTGTTCTTCTATCCATGCCTGCGTGCCACCGATGAAGTTGTTCCAGACCCGCATGGCGCCGCTATCCGAGGCCCCGATCACAGTGCCGGCGCCAGACCGGAGGACGGTTGTCGGGTTGAAGTAGAACGTCAGCCAGTCGACCAGACGATCAAGTCGCTCCGACGCGGTCTTTGACTCCCAGATTTTGACTTCGGGGAAATCGACGCCCGGCGGAATGATAAATCCGGTGTCCTTCCCCCACTTGCGGACGAAGTTGTCGCCCCAAGCCTTGAGGTCCTGCGTGATCGTCTCCGTGATCTGCGGGAAGATGAGCGGCGCCCCGACCCGGTGCACCTGCTGGTCGGCGGCCTTGTTGGCATGGTCGATGGCGCCGATCACGTGGTAGGCCGGGAGGCAGTAAGCGCGGCCGGCCGGGAACGG